CTTTCCTCAAGATTTTGCGATATATGATTTGAATGAATTTCTTTCTGTTATATCTTTATTTACAAATCCAGAGTTGGAATTTAAAGATAATTTTGTGATTGTTACAGAGGAAGGTAGTAGAACAAGAGCTAGATATTTCTTCTCTGACCCTTCAGTGGTTACAACACCATCAAAACCTATAACAATGCCTGAATGTGAAGTTAAGTTAAATTTATCAAGTGACACACTCAATGAAATAACAAAGGGTGCATCAGTAATTGGAGCTCCTGATCTTGCATTGGAATCTGGAACACTNAAAGCAACAGATAAGAAAAATGAAACAGCAAATGATTTTGAAATGGATTTAGAAGTTGAATCTGGAAGTGATAACTATAAGTTTTGGTTTAAGGTTGAAAACTTAAAACTTATGCCTAACTCTTATGAAGTTCAAATTTCCTCAAAGAATATTAGTCATTTTAAAAATTCAACAGGTGATGTTGAATATTTTATTGCTCTTGAACCAGAGTCAACATACAATGCCTAATTTGAGGAATTTATATTATGGAAACATTTTTATGGGTGGAGAAATACCGCCCAAAGGATATAGAGTCGTGTATACTACCTAAGAATCTAAAAGATTCATTACGTGATTTTGTTAATCAAAAACAACTAGGAAATCTAATTCTCTCAGGCCCGCCAGGCGTTGGTAAGACTTCTGCTGCAAAAGCAATGCTTGATGAAATTGGTGCTACTAATATGATGATTAACGGTTCAGAAGAATCGGGAATTGATGTTCTTAGAACCAAGATTAAAAACTTTGCATCTACTGTTTCTCTTGAAGGTGGACGCAAATACATTATACTTGATGAAGCAGATTATTTAAATGCACAATCAACTCAACCAGCCCTGCGTGGGTTCATGGAAGAGTTTCATAAGAATTGTGGATTTATTCTTACATGCAATTATAAGAATCGTTTGATACCACCACTACATTCTCGGTGTAGTGGAATAGATTTTTCTATTCCAAAATCAGAAAAACAAACACTCGCATCAGAGTTTTTCAAAAGAGTTATNGAAATACTTGATAGAAGAAAGTATTACTTACAACAAGAAAGTTGTTGCAGAACTTATCAATAAATACTTTCCAGATTGGCGTAGAATATTAAATGAACTTCAAAGATACTCTGTATCTGGTACAATTGATGCTGGATTACTTGTAAATATTGCAGAAATAAATATTCGTGAATTGATGGAATCTATGAAGAGAAAGGAATTTACGAATGTTCGTAAATGGGTTGTTGATAATCTGGACAATGATCCTAGCCGTATGTTCCGTAGGATTTATGATAATCTTTACGATTATGTGGATGATAGCAGTATACCCCATATTGTTATTATATTGGGTGANTACCAATATAAAGCNGCTTTTGTTGCAGANCAAGAAATCAACTTAATGTCTTGTCTTACAGAGATAATGGCAAGAGGTAAATTTAAATGATTGATGTATATGATAATGTATTAGAGAATCATGTTGCAGAATTAATTGATATGGAAATGAAAAAACTCTCATGGAAATATGATTACAATTCTCAGATAGGACAACCAAATAAACATTGGCATATTCTTGCAGGCCATGATGAAACTGAAATCAAAGAAAATAACCTAGAGTGGTTGCTACCTATTTGGGAAACAGCCTTGCACAAATATGATTTTGAGAATAAGTATAATGTTACGAATTATATACGCATGTACATGAACGCACATACACATGGTATTGAACCGCATCTTCATGTTGATGATGGTGATTTTACTATGATTTATTATCCCCGATTGGATTGGAAATTAGAGTATGGTGGTGGTACATTAGTTGATGGACAATTACTGCACAACTTTGGTAATAGATTAATTGTATTTGATGCATATCTTCCTCACATGGCCATGCCTGTTTCTCGCCAGTGTTATCAGTTGCGTACTTGTGTTGTTTTTAAGTGTAGTGCGAATGATGTTAATCCAATGGATAAAATTATGTGGTATGCTGGTGCTAATCCTAGTAAGAATTAACATATGTATGAATTAAAAGATTACCTAAAAGCCATAAATCAAACAAAAGAAAAACTTCTTGATACTGAAGATGAAGAGTGGGTTAAAAAATATCCACCTTTTATCGTAAATAAGTGCCTTGCACCGTTTCCTGACACCTGTATGTTGGTGAATGAGATAAACCAACTACCACATATAGACAAAAAACTACAATTTGATTTTTTAATAAATAGTCTTAGACCAAGANAACGATACACTCCTTGGATGAAGGCGAAGAAATTGGAAAATCTAGAGTATGTTAAAGAGTTTTATGGATATAATAATGAAAAAGCAAGGGCGGCTCTTGATATACTAAATGATGAACAAATTTCTGCCATAAAAACAAAATTATATAAAGGTGGGAAACATGGAAGAAATTAGTTGGACACAGGAGCATATGTTAGAAGTTGGGTTAAACGAGCCTGATGATTTTCTAAAAGTACGAGAAACTTTATCGCGTATTGGTGTTGCTTCCAGAAAAGAAAGAAAGTTATATCAGTCTTGCCATATATTGCATAAGCAAGGACGGTATTATATTGTGCATTTTAAAGAGTTATTTGCACTTGATGGAAAGGATACAAATCTATCTGAAAACGATATTGCTCGTAGAAACACAATTGCAAATCTATTAAAAGATTGGGGTTTGATTAGTGTTATTGGTGAAGTAACAGCTATCGCACCGTTAAGTCAAATTAAAGTATTGTCTTATCGTGAAAAGAATGAATGGACATTAGAAACAAAATATAACATTGGTAAAAAGAAAGAGGTCTGATGAAAAGGTTTATTCGGCACTTTAATGAACAAAAAGACATAGACTCTTTAAAGTATGATAAAGTGAAAGAGAAACCAACTCCTCTTCTCAAAGGTGAAGATTGGAAAAACATTAATGTGCCTGAACCACCAAGAAATAGTAGTCCAGAAGCTAAATCAGAATTATCAACGATAAAAGAGTTGGGTTCTAATAGAACACAAAAAGACATTAATAGTATTAGAGAACATGATATGGCTGCAACTTATGCTATTAGAGATTATCTTGAAGAAAATGATTTACTCTATGATACTGAAGATATAACAAAAATAGTTGAAACAGGTGCAGGCATTAGTAGATTTTACAAAAACAAATTTCAAAGAATAAGACCTTGGCAGTTAGCAGAAGAATTAGGAATGGAAATCAATCATATGGATTTCCCATCCGAAAGTATGCAAACACCATCTTACCCAAGTGGCCATAGTGTGCAGTCTCGTTTAGTTGCTGAGTATTATATTAAAAAATATCCAGAACATAGAAAAGGATTGATTGCTGCAGCCGAAGAATGTGGTCAGGGGAGAGTAAAAGCGGGTTGGCATTTTCCTTCTGATCATGATGTTGGAGTTTTGATAGCAACAGAAATTGCCCCAATGGTGAAACTATAATGGAAAAGTTTAAATCTTTTATTTCAGAAGCAAAAGATGAACCATATAAACTGGTTATTCTTTCTCATGATGATCCAGAAGATCCAAATGAAACTGGGCCAATGATTAGAGAGAAAGCTAAAGAACTTGGATTAAATGTTTTTCTTGGTGAATTTACTGGTGCATACACTTCAAAAAAAGGCAATAAAAGATTTATTCACTCATTTAAAGTAGATGAAAAAGGTAAAGCAATTATTCCTGATGCTAAGAGTGATGTTGAGTATGCTCCACCATTTGAGATAGATTCAAAAGATACATTAATAATGGTAAGAGGTTTAGGTTCTTCTATAAAAACAGGTGCTAAGTCATGGTATGTTATGACAAAGTTATTTGAATATGAAGGATATACAGTAATAAACTCTACAAAATGTCATGACATATGTAATGATAAATGGTTAAATCAAATAGTTTTTAATAGAGAAGGTTTTAATACGCCCAAAACAGTTAGAATAAATCACTCAGAGGGTGCAAGTTTTGCCTTAGAAGAATTAAATGTAAACTTTCCTGTTATTCTAAAAACGTCTATTGGTTCAAGAGGCATTGGTGTTATGTGGATTGAGAGTGAAAAATCACTTTATGCAATTGTTCAATTGTTATATAGAGAAAATCCATTTATTGATATTCTTCTACAAGAATATATAAAAACAGAATATGATGTTAGAGTTATAATTGCAGCTGGAGAAGTATTAGGTTCAATAAAAAGACCTATTGTAGATGGTGATTTTAGAAGTAATGTATCGCAAGGTTCAGAACCAGAAATACATGAACTAACAGAATTAGAAAAATCAGAATCTTTACGAGCTGCAGCAGCAGTGGATGGAAAAGTTGTTGGTGTTGATTTCATACCTTCCAAGAATAGAGAAAAAGAACCACCTTATTTTATAGAGGTTAACTCAACGCCAGGCTTGATAGGTATAGAGGCCACTATATCAAAAGCCGCAGCAAAACCTATCGTAAAAGACCAGAATAGAAGTATCACCAAAGAAATTTTAAATCTTTATAAAGATCGTAGTTTATGGACAAAAAGTGATAATACTAGTGGAGTGCATGAAAAATTCAAACATAAGACTTTGGGAGAATTAGTAGGAACAATGGATACAGGAAATTCTGCTGATGGTTCTGTTATACACGCAGATTCTTATAATATTAGTGGCAAGTCTCTAACTCTTAAATTAAATGGTAAAACTCTAACTACAAATTATTTGGGTGATTATGATGTTATTACAGGGGCTGGTGAAGAAAAAAGACCAAAGATTAAGTTAGACTTAGAATTTAATGGGANTGTGTATAAAGGTCTACCCTTTACAGTAGATGATAGATCAGGTAAATCTACACTTCTTATGAACAAAGACTTTTTTAAATTAAAGCAAATTTTAATAATAAATCCTGCAAAGGATTATATTTTGTAATGGTACTTGACATTTAAATAAAAATATGTAATTATGATATAATAATGAAGATATATATTCCTACATTCCGTAGAGTTGACCAACAAATTACGTTCAACAGCTTACCAGATAAGTACAAAGAAAAAGTAGTTATGGTTGTACAAAGTCAAGAACGAGATTTGTATGATTATGACTGCGAATACATGGTAGTTGATGACAATATTGGTTTNACACNAACTAGAACACATATATTTNCAAATAATAGAAATAAAAGATTTTGTATNGTAGATGATGATGTTGTATTTTTTCGTANAAATCAAAAATATATTAAAGAAGCACCTGATG